CAGGTTTTCACTGTTTGATTTACATTTGCCCAGTGAAGGCAATCTTCGCGATGTGCGAAGCAACGTTTGAACCGGCTTTCACGATAGTCGTCGTCCAATCAGGGTAGTTCTGGTCCAAGTAAAGTAGGACCCTCTCGAGATAACCATCCGGATGGATGGCCTTCGGAATAGGTTGAACCATTCCGGTAGAAGCTCGAGGTTTCCATTCGATGTTCTGACGAATGGTGAACGTCCAATCAGACATATCTGACACGTCGCGAAATACTAGTCCCATCAACCGTGGTCCGACCATGTCGGCTCTCAGACTGATACCTGTAACGGTGGACCCGACGGTTCCTAGAACCAAGGGCCCTTCGTAGGTGCTCCTGAATTGGGCACTCATATCAGTCGGTCGCCAGACAACTTCTTCGGTATCCAAGGATATACGTTTCGTCTTGGGACAGTATTGCATCAGCTCCGACACTGAAATGGGGTCACCATCGCCTGCATCCAACAGCACGCTGGCTGGTAGATTCTCCAGAAAACCTATCTCTCCTGCTGAACTATCCATTCTTCCGAAATAGGAAGCGCGGATACACGCTGAGACAGTTCTGGTTCCCGAGACAATCCCCGTATCATCAGCCCATCCAGCCGCCCCTATGACTAACCCCTGGCCATTGACGGCGTCAGAGGTCACCCCTCGGGCAAAAGGCTGAACAGTTGAATTAAACGGACTCGTTGTCGGGTCATCGGTGGTGAACAACACTGCATTGCAATGATTGGAGCCATCGGAAGTGTACATGGGATCCCAAACTATGTACCCACTCGTGTTGTCATTAGCAGCCCCGACATCAACACGCGTCTGGAATGCTTGCATGATTCCTTCTGCAGTTGAATACGGGTTTTGCGACAAATCCGCACGACATGGGTCAGACAGCGCCAAGGCCATCTTCTTCAGTTCGGCATTACCTCTTCCGTTTCGCTTTCGCCGTTTAGCACTACGACCGAGGGCCTTGCTGGCCTTCCTCTTTCTACTTCTTGGCATGTTTTGGTGTTTTGGGTGGGCTTTACTCGAAAGCAAAGCTAGCAAACTTAGTTTGTTACGGTCCGCGGAGCCCGCAACACACATGTTCCAGAAGAGGTGAATGAACAAACTCAACCAGAACCCAAACTTCAACTCAATTACACCTAGCAATAGGTGCATTGCCAGGTTAAGCCAGTCGTGGTACACAGAAGATTCCAATATCCCGATGGCTAGCGAAAACCAAAGCGGGAATGTAAATCTAAGAATCTCCTCCATCAAAACAGGTAATACATCAGCACACAGACTCACCGGTTTCATTCTCCTTTCTGCAGTCTTGAGAAGTCCCTGCTCATTATAGTTCGCTTCACCCCAGTCGGTCGTAATGACCCGACTAGCAGCATGCGACTTAAGCATAATAGGGAATCCTTCTCTCAACTCACAAGCCAGTTCACTCAACTCATGGTCCGATAAGTCGTACTTCAAACGCAACCATATTTCCGTTTCAACGGTTGCTTTGATTTCACTATCAGTGTACTCGTTATAAGCACCTCTGACCATGTCGACTTGACCAAACCGATCAAGATAAACTGGGTTCTCGTATATCCAATTGAAGTATGGTAGAAACCCGAATGTCTGTTGCATTCCTTTCAAAATGCCTGCAAACTGGTCCTTGACTTCATCTTCCTTGAACTGCGTGTTCTTGCACCAGAAAGTCTTGGCCAACATCTTGCCGGGTCTGGGAACCAAGCAATACGTAGACCTTCCTTCGTGCTCGCAAGGAATGAAATACGATGAACAGAATTCAACGGTAAATTCGTCAGACTCGGCCAACTTCGTTATGAAACCAAGAGAGTCCATCGACTCAATAATTTCACCGAAGACCGTGTCAGGTACGTCAGAATTCAAGAAAAGAACAGCATCGTCACCTTTCACCAGGATACCCTTGAGATGTTCGCGAGCAACACTCAAGAACAATGAGAGTGTTAATACCGTGTTACCGAGAAGCGTTTCAGAACGACCGCTGAGGCG